CCGCCGAGTGTATTGACTGGTCAATCCCATGCCCAAGCATTTTCGAGCGTAAAAAGCCGCTGGCAGAGAACACGCTGAAACGTATTGCCCGCGGCATCCAGCGCTTTGTGATCGACAACCCGATGCCGTTTATCGTGAAATGCAACCACACCAGCACCAAATCGGTTTACAACTGCTTCCGTGGACAACCTCTGGATGAGCCACTTCAGACGATCACGAAAACCCACGGTTATGCGGTAGTTACCCCGCACATCACTAAATTCCGCACCGGTGCGACTGGTCAGGAAGTTGATGGGCCATTGCCTACGATCATCGCTGGCAGCTCAGAGCGCCCGGGCGGTAACGGGCATGCTCTTGGGATGGTTAAAGCAACACTCGCACCGGCGCTGATTCAGATGGGGTATGGAGAACGTGAAGGACAGGCTCCGCGTGCGTTGGATATCGAAAAGCCGATTGGCACAGTAACGGCCGGTGGGAACAAATTTGCGCTGGTTGCGCCGATCATTGCCCGCCAGTTCGGCAACAGTGTCGGTCACGCAGCTGATGAGCCAAACGGCACTATTACGGCGGGCGGTGGCGGTAAAAGTCAGTTATGTACCGCGTTCCTCGCGAAACACTTCGGCGGCAACTACACCGGGGCTGGTGCTGCGATGGATGCACCAGCACACACGGTCACCACCACCGATCATCATGCACTGGTGACTTCCAACCTGGTCAAGCTTCGCGGCACCTGCAAAGACGGCCAGCCCGTCACTCAACCAGCCCCAACCATCACGGCCGGTGGCCTGCATATCGGTGAGGTTCGCGCTTTCCTGCTCAAGTATTACGGCAACGAGAAAGAAGGCATCAGTCTGGACGGGTCTCTGCACACCGTAACCACGAATGATCGGTTCGGCCTGGTCACAGTGGGAGGTGTCGATTACCAGATCGTTGATATCGGCATGCGCATGCTGCAACCGCATGAGCTTTACGCTGCTCAGGGCTTTCCTTCCTGGTACATCATCGATCAGGACTACCGCGGAAAAAAATATGCCAAAGACAAACAAGTAGCGCGCTGCGGTAATGCGGTGCCGCCGCCGTTCGCTGAAGCGCTGGTGCGCGCCAATCTGCCGGAAATGTGCGGCGCTGATAAAGAGGTGGCCGCGTGAACGAATTTCAGAAAATCTGGCTCTCTGCATACAAAGGCTGGTTGATGGCTGTCTCCCCTTCGGGGGAGCTTCATTCCACTGACTACACCGCCGCGCGGGAACATGCTGACGCAGTGCTTAACAGTCTGATCAAAGCGGGGGAAATAGCATGCGACTGACCCTGCCATTCCCGCCTAGCGTCAACGGTTACTGGCGCTCCACCCGAAAGGGCGTGCTGATCAGCGAGCGGGGGAGGATCTTCCGGTCGAACGCGCTGGCGGCGATTTATCAGCAGTTCCGCAGCCGTCCGCCTGCGCTGCTCACCGAACTGGAAGTGCATCTGGTTCTGTGTCCACCGACCAGGGCAAAGCGGGATTTAGATAACTTCCAGAAGGCGCTTTTTGATGGCCTGACCCACGCGGGGATCTGGAAGGACGACAGCCAGGTAAAACGAATGACGGTCGAGTGGGGGCCGGTTACCAAAGAAGGGAAGGAAGAAATAACGATTATTGATTTCAAACCCGCCGGTGTGCAGCCGGCTTAACGTGTGGAGTGATTATGTCGAACAGTTTGCTGTCAGGAAAAGTGGTAACGATGTCGAGTCGTGAGATTGCAGAGCTTGTGCAAAGCAAACACAGCGATGTGAAACGCTCAGCTGAGCGGCTCGCAGTTGCTGGAAATTTAAGCGCGCCGTTGGCGCACACCCCCTATTTTCATGAGCAGAACGGTCAGGAGTATCAGGAGTACTGGTTCAATAAGCGCGATTCGCTGGTGCTGGTTGCCCGGCTGTCGCCCGAGTTCACCGCCGCGGTAGTTGACCGCTGGCAGGAGCTGGAATTGAAAAACCAGTTACCCCAGTCATTGCCGGACGCGTTACGACTGGCTGCTGATCTGGCCGAAGAAAAACAGGTACTGGAATCACAGCTGGCGCTGGCGGCCCCGAAAGTTGAATTCGTTGATCAGTACGTGATGGCTAAGGGCTCTATGGGATTCCGCGCAGTCTGCAAATTGCTGCATGCGAAAGAACCGGAATTCCGGATGTTCCTGCTCGAGAAAGACATTGTTTACCGGCTGGAAGGCCAGTTGACACCAAAGGCAAATCATTTAGAAGCCGGCCGGTTTGAAGTGAAAACCGGTACCAGCCAGCAGAATCAGCACGCGTTTCGTCAGGCGCGATTCACCGCGAAAGGCGTTGAATGGGTTGCCGGGCTTTGGGCTGGTTATCTGCGACAGAAACAGGAGGCCCACGCGTGAGAGCATTGTTAAAACCGTATCCTCAGAGGGAGCTGGGGATCGTGCAGTTCGCGCTGCCAGCGGACATGGTGAAGTTCTTCAGCAGTAAACGCCTGCTGATCACCGACGCGCCCGCCGACCTGCATACTTTTCCTGACGGTCTGGTACCGGCTGAAGCGCAGTCACTTTCGCGGGATCCACGTCTGGCTGATTTTCTATCCTCTCCGGCGGTTATTTCCAGTGTCGGCGGTATGAATGCGCTCACTCTATGGGTGAAGCGCCACCGCGCGTGCCAGTGTCCGGACTACAACGGGGAGTTTCATCACCATGAGTTGGTGCAGGTGCCCCGCGGTCGCGGTGTGGTTTGCCTGTGCTGGGCGCATGACAACGAGTTTCGGGAAAAAGAATCGCCAAAACTGGACGCTTCCGCGCAGGCGAACGCCGCTGAATTCGTGACCGAGGCAATACGCCACCGGTATAGCCTGCCGGAAGGCCGTCACCTTACTTTGCCGGAGCTGTGCTGGTGGGCTGTTTCGAAAGGGCTGGTTCACCAACTGCCCGAAGAAGTGATCTGCGCGGCGCTGGGTATGAAATACAAGCCACCAGGCGGACAGCGGAAAGAAGCCGATGTTGACCCGTGGGAGAGATATCCTTCAGAGGTGCTGACGAACAACATCAAACCGGTGCTGGCGCTGGCAATCGACCCTGAGACGCCGGAATCATATGTCCGGATCCCCAAGCGCCGCCGGTACGAAAATGCGAAGTACACCCAATGGGTAAAGCGCCAGCCATGTTGTGGCTGTGGAAACGGGTCTGATGATCCTCATCACATCACCGGCAATGGATTTGGCGGTATGGCAACAAAAGCGCATGACCTGTTCGTGATCCCGCTGTGCAGACGGTGTCATGACTCACTTCATGCGAATACCCAGGCTTGGGAAGAAGAACATGGTGATCAGATGTATCTGGTCATGAAGACATTAGACCGTGCGCTGGCGATGGGTGTTATCGCTACCGGCAAGCAAAAATAAGTGTGGAGAGAATAATGCGTGATATTCAACTGGTACTGGCTCGTTACGGGGTGTGGGCTCGCGATAATTCCGGCGTGAGTTGGTCCCCTATTGCCGCAGGCTTCAAGGGCCTGCTGCCGACTGAATCCAGCAAGGTCGAATCCTGCTGTGATGATGATGGTCTGATTGTTGATGCTGCGGTAGGGCGTTTGGCTGCCGTCCGTAAGCCGGAAGAGGTAACGCTAATCATGCTGCATTACCGCTTTGGTCTGTCGAAACGCAAAATAGCTAAGATGTATAAGGTGAGTGAAGGCCTGATACGCCAGCAGTTGCAGGTGGCTGAAGGCTTCGTTGATGGTTGCCTGGCGATGACCGGCGCGGTGCTGGAAATGGACGCCTACACCCAGAAAATCCGAGTCGCGAAAGTCGCTTAAAATAGTTCTAGTGCGCTACGCAAAAACTCTTGTAACCTGTTAAGAGTGGTCACGTAGTCACAAAGCTTAGACAATCTTAGAACCTCGTTTCGGCGAGGTTTCTGTTGTTTGAATGAGTTAAGTGTTTGACGAAGCTGTTAACCAAACTTATACTTTAATCATAAATTTTGGGAATGAAGAGGCGGCTCCCAAACCCAAACCGCCAAGTTGGTCACTTCGGCTTCGGCCTGGGACTCCAACCATGTAGGCTGAGAGGTCTACACCTCACTATCTACTCGGTAACGGTTTAGCCAGAGTAACTTTCTTAGTTTCAATATCCCTGAATCCTCTTGTCTTATCGTAGAAAAACCAAATATTAAATTTTCGTTCGCCAGGCCACGTATCGTGACATAGGGATTCCCATCCCAAATTCTCGGCTAATTTATTGGCGAGTGCCACTTTCGTTTCAGAAGAGATTTTCCCCTGAAAAGAGCTCATTACCGCTCCCAATAAAAAATCTGATATTTGAATATTTTCTGAGGATTTTGAATCTTTGACTACGACTGAACTAATTATGTTTTTAACCCCAAAGTCACGGTTTAAAGTGTTGTTCGCTATAACATGAAATGCTTCATCGGCTTTCTTATAGCGAGAGGGGAGAGGGTCAACTTCAACACGAAAATTACAGTCACGATCTGGGTGTGCTTTGATAACGCTAGAAATTTTGGTTACGATAAGTTTTGTAAAATGTTTCCTCATTGCTAAATCGTAATCGTTGTTGTGAAACTTTTTATTAACCATTGATTTCTCAACAACAATGCAATGGAAAGCCAACCAATGATGATTGAAAAAAACTTCAATCAACTCTTGGTAGAAAGGTGCAAACCTTTTTGAGTTTGTTTTTTGCCATTTGATTTCATCGTAGAACTGGTGTTTTTCTCTCAAATCTCTTATTAATTTTGAAAAATCACCTCGTCTTTGATACTTCATCCACAAGCTGCCAAAGCCATAAAACCTCTGTCCATCGATACCGGACTCATCACAGGCTACATGCCAGATAAGTTTTCCGGGGCTGACAATATTTGTCATGGGTACACTCATAAATTTGTCTTAATTATAAGCATTTAAACATATCTTTGATTTTCAGATAAGGCTGTGTATTTATCCATAAGTATCACATTCACTAAGGCTGCCAATTGGCGGCCTTTTTTTTATGACCTCAATTCGGTTGTGAGGACACCAACAGCGATAAGTGTTTTATCAATGTCCGAGGCGGTTTCCGGACTCACGGTCACAGGCGCTTTGGCTAGCGTTGATGTTTTCAACTGTTTCGCAGGCATAGATTGCAGTGTTGTTTTGGAGGATAGTTAAATGCACCAGTAAGCGGATAGACCGCAGGCGTCAGCCAACACAGCAGTAATGATGCTGTCCCGAGTCCCCCTTAGAGGGAGCCAGATGCAGGTCCGAACTGCAATATGCGCTGGTGAGGGTTATTAAAGAAGAAGGCATACCGGTAGAGCAGCTCGAAAGCCAAACGAGCACCGGTTATCAGCGGCGAGGAGCGACAGAGACCCAAGGGCATGAGCGCGTCTACTGTGAGAAGTGGCAAAGAATTTCTGCCTCGGCACTCGCCGGGGCATTTTTGCATTCTGAAGTCCCAAAAGATACTTGACAGCAAAATCGCACTTAAAGCACCTAATCACTTCCGGCAAGTAATTATTATCAGCCGCGTTGTTAAGTGAGCAACTGACAACGATCTGTAATCTCTATCACATTCTTTTATAACCTGTTTTATTTGCCCGTCCCTGCGGGCTTTTTTGGCCCTTTAGCTCAGTTGGTAAGAGCGCGCGACTCATAATCGCTAGGTCGCTGGTTCAAGCCCAGCAAGGGCCACCATCCGCCACTAGCTCAGCAGGTAAGAGCAAATAACCCACAAGGTTGTAGGTGCGGGGTTCGAGACCTCGGTGGCGGACCATCAATGCGGTCATCGTATAATGGCTATTACCTCAGCCTTCCAAGCTGATGATGCGGGTTCGATTCCCGCTGACCGCTCCAAATAATGCTTTTCAGTCTGCGAAGATGGGATTACCCGGAGTGACTGGAAAGCACATTCGCATGAGCATTGGGATATCATTAACATCACGTTGTGACCGCACCCTTTCAATGCTCAGCCGAATGTTAATCAAAGCCCGCCATGCGCGGGTTTTTTTATGGGTGCAATATGCCGTTCAAACCCCCTGAAGAACATGGCGAAGTATTTGGCTACATCGCTGTGATTATCATTACCTATCTGGCTGCGCTGGCTCGCATCTTCTACCAGAAATCACTGGGGCAGGTGATGACGTTCTCAAGCGCGCTTGCTCAGATATTCATGTCAACGCTCGCCAGCGGTCTGGTGCTTGCCATTGCCATCAGGTTTCAGTGGCAAATGTCCGGCACAGTGATCGCCTGCGGCATCGCTTCATGGTGCGGAATTGTGACAGTGATGATTATCGAAAAGCGTTTTATTAAACGTATCACGCACGAACTCGGAGCGGGTAAGAGCAGCTCCGAAGACAAGTAAAACCCTTCTACTTCCGGGCCTTCGCCCATATTAATCAGGAAATTTAAAATGAAAAAATTAATCGGCTTCTTTGCCGCGGCTTTCCTATGCGCTGGTTTATCTGCATGTACCAACACTGGCTACACGAAGGTACAGGATCCGGACGGAACGGTGGTTACACACGGTCATGTAAATAAAGGCACGTCGGTAACGTCCGATGGTCAGGGTGGTTTTGTGATTGATGCCAATAAGGGACCTGAACAACAGTATCAAGTGCCCGCAAAGTAGTTATTGCAGAGCGTCACCGGCTGGCGCTCAATAATGATTATTGGAACCGTATATGAAAACCACTATCTGTGTCGCCAGTGGTCCTTCTCTCACTGAAAGTGATTGCAAGTTGGTGGCCGCGACGGGTTTACCGGTCATTACGGTGAATAACACCTGGCGGCTTTTTCAGGGTTCAGTCGTGTTTGCATCGGACCTGAGCTGGTGGGTCGAATACGGTGATGAAGTCCCCAATTCAGCAGAGCGCTGGACAACATGCCCGCTGGCTGTACAGCGCTACCAACTGCAACAATTTAAAAGCCGGTTCCTCACACAGTCTTATAACTCTGGTCAGATCGCCATTGAGTTGGCAATTCATCGCGGTGCCCGCCGTATTTTATTGTTGGGATACGACTGTTCCTTACGTGCTGGTACGCACTGGCATGGCAAACACAAAAACATACGCAACCCGACGTCCGAGAGTATTCAGCGCTGGCGAGACGAATTCATACGGCTGCGACAGTGGGCGGCGGGGATTGAGATCATTAACTGTTCGCGTGAAACGGATCTGCATGTATTCCCGCGCAGCACGTTAGAGGCTGAATTGTGAAACCAGTATTTTTCGAAGGAATGTTTGGCCTGGGCGATAACATCTATCAGCGCCCGTTCCTGCGTCATTACCCCGGCGCTTATATCCGCACACCCTGGCCTGAACTTTACAGCGATCTCGATGTGCACTGTGTTCGTTCAAACACGATGTTGCGCACCCAGCGTAAAAACGAAATCAGGACAGATCGCGATTTTGTTGTGCCACCGAAGAACGCGAAAACAATACGTATTTGCTATGGCCCACAGGAGCTGGAAAACGGCGGCATAATAGACGCATTCAGAAAGCAGTTTGGCGTCACAGACCCGCTCGTGTTCGACATGCCGAGTTTTAATCATGTGCATCGAAAATTACCGACGGACTGCCGCATCGCGGTAATTCGCCCGGCAACCGTTCGCACCGAATGGGCCAGCGCCAGCCGTAACCCTGATCCGCATTATCTCAATGTTGCCGCACGTATGCTCCGCCAACTCGGCTTCTTTGTCGTTAGCGTCGCAGATACGGAGCCTGGCATTGAATGGATAGTAGGGCCGGCACCTGCTGCAGATTTATCTCTGCACAAGGGCGAACTGAGCCTGACTCAACTTTGTACGCTCTATGAGCGCGCCGAGTGCGTCGTTTCTCCAGTCGGATTCTCCATCCCGTTGGCTATTGCATACAACACACCGCTGTTTGTCGTGGCGGGTGGTCGTGGTGGTCACAATGCGCCGGAGGTTGTCACCGATCCCGCCATGTCGCTGGATAAAACCGGGTGGGCTTTGCCTGTTAATTACTGCCGATGTACTGATGCAAATCACAATTGCGATAAGACGATCTGCAACTTTGAAGAAAAATTTTATGGATGGCTACATGAAACAGTTCTCTGATGAGGCCCGTTCTGGTCTTGTTTGGCTACCCGAAATCGGCATGGGCCGCTACCCGGTAACACGTACTCATCGCCCGTACGATGAGGAATATTTTTCCCGTTATCAGGCGATGGCAGATACCGGGATGGGGCGCCAACTTACGGCAGCCCGAATTCAGCTTGTCGCCCGCCACTATCATGGCCCGCTGCTCGATGTGGGCATCGGTGCCGGTCAGTTTGTTGAAGCCCGTCCAAACACCCGCGGGTTTGATGTAAACCCTGCCGGCATCGATTGGTTAAAGCAGCGTGGCCTATGGGCAGACTTGTATCGCGACCGTTATCCCGCCCTGACATTCTGGGACAGCCTGGAGCACATAGACAGGCCCGACGTCGCAGTGGCAAAAGCCGGGCGCTTCGTGTTTGTCTCTGTGCCGATATTTGAAGGGGGTGACCATGTGGTGCGCTCAAAACACTTCCGCAAATCAGAACATATCTGGTACTGGACTCATGAAGGGATCATCAACTGGTTCGCTTCGCAGGGCTTCATGCTGGCTGAACACAACGTTATCGAAAGTGATCTGGGGCGGGAAGGCATCGGTTCATATGCGTTTGTAAGGGTATAACATGCCCGCAAGAACACCCACACCATGCCGCGTGCGCGGCTGCAATGCGCTTGTCGCTGACCGTGGCGGCTACTGTGCTGCACATAAAGGTGAAAGCTGGTCACGCCACAATAAAAAGAAAAATTCCAGTGAACGTGGGTATGGCGCGCGCTGGGTAAAACAGCGTGATGCAGCGCTCCGACGTGACCGCGGCCTGTGTGTGCTATGCCTTGCCGAAGGTCGTGCCACACCCGCCACTGAGGTTGATCACATCATACCCAAGGCGCACGGCGGCAACGACGCACTCACAAACCTTCAGTCAATCTGCACCCCACACCACAGGCACAAGACAGCCCGTGAGAGGCTGCGGTAACAAATGGATGTTTGGACGTCTAAATGGCTATCTTGTGATTGAAATGAGATTCATTCCCATTTGTATGCGGGGGAGGTGCAATCTCTGCCGCCCGCAGCCCCCCAGACGGCCCACTTGGTCGTTTTTTTACACCCGCGAAATTAAAAATTTCAGGATTTGACATGTCGGGAAAATCTACAGTGCCAGGGCGAGGCCGAAAGCCTAAGCCGACAGCCCGAAAGCTGCTGGCAGGCAACCCCGGCAAACGAGCAATCAATAAAGACGAACCCCAGTTCACACCGCTGACCCATGCCGAGCCGCCAGAATGGTTTGATGATACCGCCCGTCAGATGTGGGACACCGTTATTCAGGAGCTGTGCAGGGCCCGCGTGCTTTACGTGACCGATTTGCACAACGTCGTGTTGTTCTGTTCCGCCTTTCGTAACTGGCATGAATCCCAGCTGGAAGTGATGCGCATGGGGATCACCGTACAGACTGAAGCGGGCCCTAAAAAAAACCCGGCGCTGACCGCAGCGAACGAAGCCATGCGGCAAATTGTCACTTTCGGCAGCATGCTTGGTCTGGATCCTGCCAGCCGCCAGCGACTTATTTCACCCAAACAGGGCAGCGATAATCCGTTTAAAAACCTATGACCAGAAAAACTTACGCGAACGTCAACGCGGCGAATCAGTATGCCCGCGACGTGGTGCGCGGCAAGGTCACGGTGTGCCGTTATGTACAGCTCGCCTGCCAGCGTCACCTTGATGATCTGGAAAAAGCGACCCGGAAAAATTATCCGTTTAAGTTCGATAAGGACAGGGCGGAGAAGGCGGTAAAATTTATTCAGCTGTTACCGCATACCAAAGGAGAGTGGGCGTTTAAACGTATGCCCATCACGCTTGAACCCTGGCAGCTATTTGGTATCTGTTCGGTCTTTGGCTGGGTGAATAAAAAGACAGGATTCCGACGGTTTCGTGAAGCCTACAACGAGATCCCCCGTAAAAACGGGAAATCGGCCATGTCCGCCGGTGTGGGGCTCTATATGTTTGCCTGTGATGATGAATTCGGCGCGGAAGTCTATTCCGGTGCAACGACAGAAAAACAGGCATGGGAGGTCTTCCGACCCGCCCGCCTGATGACGCAGCGCACAGAGGCATTGCGTGAGGCGTTTGGTATTGAGGTCCATGCACAAAGTATGAGCCGTCCGTCGGACGGTGCGCGGTTCGAACCGCTGATCGGTGACCCCGGCGACGGATCCTCACCCAGCTGCGCACTTATTGATGAATACCATGAACATTCTACTGATGCTCTTTACTCCACGATGCAAACCGGTATGGGGTCCCGGCGTCAGCCGCTGATTTTTGGCATTACGACAGCGGGTTATAACATCGAAGGGCCTTGCTATGACAAGCGCCGCGAGGTGGTGGAGATGCTCGAGAACATCGTCCCTAATGACGAGCTTTTCGGGATTATTTACACGGTTGACGAGGGCGACGACTGGACAGACCCGAAGGTGCTGCGTAAAGCAAACCCGAATATGGGGATTTCTGTTTACGAAGAGTACCTGCTGTCGCAGCAGCGCGCTGCCATTAATAACCCCCGTAAGGTCGGGGTGTTTAAAACCAAACACCTGAATATCTGGGTAGCCTCACTGGATACCTTCTTCAATCTGGTCAGTTGGCAGAAATGTGAAGATAAAACCCTGACGCTGGAACGTTTCGAAGGTCATACCTGCATATTGTCTTTTGACCTTGCACGCAAGCTCGACATGAACAGCATGGTGCGCATTTTTACACGCCAGATTGACGGAAAAACGCATTACTACTGCATCGCACCAAAGTTTTTTGTCCCTTACGACACCATTTACAGCGTTGAGGTTGCCGATAAGCGGACCGCTGAGCGTTACCAGAAATGGGTGACGGCGGGGCTGATTACCGTTACCGATGGCGCTGAAATTGATTACCGGGAAATTTTGGATGCCGCGAAAGAAGCCAACAGACTCAATGCCGTTGATGAATCCCCGATCGACCCGCACGGCGCCACGAACCTTTCGCATCATCTTGCTGATGAAGCCCTGACGCCGATCACTATCGTACAGAACTACACAAACATGTCTGACCCGATGAAAGAGCTGGAGGCGGCTATTGAGGCCGGGCGCTTTCACCATGACGGCAACCCGATAATGACGTGGTGTATCAGCAACGTGATCGGGAAGCATATTCCCGGCAATGATGATGTTGTGCGTCCAATAAAGCAGGGTAATGAAAATAAAATTGATGGTGCTGTGGCGCTGATTATGGCGATCGGTCGCAGCATGATTGTTGAACCCACGGATGCGCTTTCTCAACTTAACCCTGACGACGATTTTTTAATCCTATGAAATCATTCTTTTTAGATGCTTTGGGGCTGGCAGGCTTCGGCCTGCTCACGTCCGGGCTTTACCTGCAGTTTGGTCTGGCGCCCGCCCTGATGTTTTCCGGCGCGTTATTGCTGGCTGGCGCATTGCTGGCCGCGAGGGGGAAGCGTGTTACTTGATGCTCTGTTCAGAAGTGAAGACGGCAATCCGGAGAACCCTGCCAATCCGATCACGGGTGAAATTGGCGATCTGGACTGCATCAGAAATATTCAGGTCACCCCTGAAACCGCCATGAAGCTGGCCGCGGTCTACGCCTGTATCTATGTGCTGTCGTCCAATGTTGCCCAGATGCCCCTTTACGTGCTGCGCAAGGAAGGGAGCATTGTTAACCCTGCCACCGATCATCCGGCTTTTCACCTGCTCAACGCCGATCCCAATTTCTGGCAAACCAGTTACAAATGGCGCGAGCTGATGCAACGCCACATTCTTGGCTGGGGTAATGGTTATACGTGGGTTAAGCGCAGCCGCCGGGGGGAAGTGACCGGGCTGGAAGCGGTCATGCCGTGGGAATCAAGCCTGATTGACCGCGGGGGGCGTTACACGTACGGCGTGTATAACGAATACGGCAGCTACGCTGTCAGCCCTGATGACATGATCCATATCCGTGCGCTGGGCAATAACCAGAAAATGGGGATCAGTCCGGTGATACAGCACGCCGAGACCATTGGGATGGGGATGAGCGGGCAGGATTACGTGAACTCCTTCTTTCAGGGCAATGCACGGCCGGCAGGAATAGTGACGGTCAAAGGTGAACTCAAAACTGAAGCTTTTAGAAACCTGAAAGAGATGTGGCAGAAAGCGTCTGCGGCGCTGCGGCGGCAGGAAAACAAAACCATGCTGCTGCCGGCGGATCTTGATTATAAAGCGCTGACCGTTTCCCCTGTTGATATGCAGATTATCGACATGATGAAGCTCAACCGGTCACTCGTTGCCAGCATCTTTAACGTACCGGCCCACATGATTAACGATCTGGAAAAAGCCACGTTTTCCAATATCAGCGAACAGGCCATTCAGTTTGTTCGTTACACGATCATGCCCTGGGTTGTGAACTGGGAACAAGAACTCAACCGTCGCATTTTCTCCCGCGCTGAACTGCGCGCCGGATATTACGTTCGCTTTGACCTGGCCGGACTGCTGCGCGGCACAGCAAAAGAGCGCGCTGAATTTTACCACTACGCCATCACGGATGGCTGGATGAGTCGTAACGAAGTGCGCACCCTTGAACACCTCAACCCTGTTACCGGTCTGGATGAAATGCTGGTGAGCGTAAATGCAGCGAAACCCAACAACACCGACGATAACGCGGAGAAGAAAGATGAATAAAGAACTACGCAGCTACGGCGGGGAGATCCGCGCTGAACAGCGCGAGGACAACGTGACGCACATTGTGGGTTATGGCTCTGTTTTTGATGTGCTGTCAGAGCCGATGTGGGGATTTCGGGAAATTATCCGGCCCGGCGCTTTCGATGCCGTACTGGCCGATGACGTGCGGGGCTTGTTCAATCATGACGCGAATTTTGTGTTAGGACGCACCGCGTCTTCCACGATGAAGCTGAGCGTTGATACCCGGGGCCTTCACTACGATATCACCGCGCCGGATACCCCGACAATCCGGGATTTAGTTATCGCACCCATGCTGCGCGGCGATATTACGCAGTCCTCTTTCGCGTTCCGCGTCGCCCCGGGTGGGGAGACCTGGTACGAGGACGACGACGGGGTGATCATCCGGGAAATTACTCAGGTGGCCCGGCTCTATGACGTCAGCCCCGTCACCTATCCGGCATATCAGGCTGCTGATTCTTCCGTGCGTTCTCTGAACGACTGGAAAGAAGCGCACGCCCGGTCACTGCAGGCCGTTATTAATGAAAAAACCGCACGCGAGCGCGTGCTCGATATGTTGAATATTTAAGGAAACAGACGCTATGAAACTTCATGAAATGAAGCAAAAACGAGACACCATCGCAAAAGAGATGCGCGCTCTGCATGACAAAATCGGTGATAACACCTGGAACGAAGAGCAGCGGACTGAGTGGGGCAAGGCAAAAGGGGAACTGAAAACCCTGGATGAAGCCATCGCCCGTGAAGACGAGCTGCGCGCTCTTGATCTCGATGCGGTCAAAGATGAAGAAAAAGAGCAACGCCAGCAACTCAATAAAGACAAGCCCGGCGCGAAGCAGGAAGAGCAGCGGGCCGCCGTATTCGATGCTTTCCTGCGACGCGGTCTGTCTGATATGTCATCAGAAGAACGTCAGCAGCTGAAAGAAATGCGCGCACAGGGGACTTCACCCGATGAAAAGGGGGGCTATACCGTGCCGACACAGATGATGTCCACCGTCATCGAATCTATGAAAGCATTCGGCGGGATCGCTAATATCGCCCAAATTCTCTATACCTCAAACGGTCAGGAGATTGACTGGCCAACGTCTGACGGCACGGCCGAAGAAGGTGAGCTGATCGGCGAAAACTCGGCGGCGACTGAACAGGATACTGAGTTCGGTTCCGTGTCAGTGGGCGCTAAAAAACTGTCTTCCAAGATTATCCGCGTTTCGAACGAGCTGCTGCAGGACAGCGCTATTAACATGGAGGCATTTCTGGCAAACCGTATCGGTGAGCGTATTGGACGCACCGAATCCCGCCTGATTGTGCAGGGCACCGGGACGGGTACCCCGCTGCAACCGAAGGGGCTGGCGGCCTCGGTGACCGGAACCGTGGCGGCTAAATCTGCCGCAACCTTCACCTGGCAGGAAATGAACAAGCTGAAACACGCTGTTGACCCGGCATACCGCCGCGGCAATAAATTCCGCTGGGCGTTTAACGACAATACGCTGGAAATTGTCGAAGAAATGGTGGATGCCCAGAACCGACCTTTATGGTTGCCTGCGATTGCAGGCGGATCCCCGGCGACGGTGTTGCAGGTCCCGTATGAAATTGACCAGGCAATCGCCGATGTGGGCGCCGGGCAGAAATTCATTTTCTGCGGTGACTTTAACCGCTTCCTGATCCGCCGTGTGCGTTACATGGCCATGAAGCGTCTGGTTGAGCGTTATGCAGAATATGATCAGGTTGGTTTTCTGGCCTTTTATCGCTTTGATACGCTGCTCGAAGATACTGCAGCGATTAAAGCGCTGGTGGGCGCGGGAACAGCAAGCAGCTAACCCTCTGCATCAGTTAATCCTCCATGCCGCGTAAGCGGTTTTTTTGTGCCCGTCATCCGGCGGGCAAAGGCCTCCATATGCTGCTTACACTCGAAGAAATTAAGGCCCAGTGTCGTATTGAGCCTGATTTTGATGAAGAAGATACGCTGCTCAATCTGATTGGATCTGCTGTGCAGAACCGTACAGAGACGCGTATCAATCGCAAACTCTACGCCGGGGAAGTGCCGGTGACGGATTTTCACGGTCTGGAGATGAGCGACGATCTGAAAATGGCAATGCTGATGCTGGCAGCCTACTGGTACGAAAACCGCACCGCCGCGAACGATTTTGAACAGTCAGAAGCGCCACTGGCCTTTAACTGGCTGGTAGATCCTTACAGGAACATACCGCTATGAAACGCAGCCTGACAGAAGTGAATGCCACTTACAGGTTGCCGAATCCTGGTGAACTTAATAAGCGGCTGGATTTTCGAACCCGGCAGGATGTGCCGGCACCCGGCGGGGGAACTCAGCCTGTTTACACCGCCCAGTTTAAAGCCTGGGGAAGGGTGCGGCAGGTATCAGACAGTGTGTATCAGCATTCGATGCAAACAGGCGAGAGCATAACGCACCTGATCACTATCCGGCGGCGACCTGACATCACCAGCGACATGGAAATTGTACTGAACGGTGCTGTATTCCGCGTTATCAGAGTGGGCGCTCTGAATGATGGCCGGCGCTTCATCCGTATCAGCGTGAAGGAGCTTGGTGCTGAAATACCTGACGACCCGCCGCAGGTGAAATCCACATTTTACGGAGGATACGATGGCAACACTCGGTAATCCGCTGGGC